AACCAAAAGCGAATTGCTGATGGCTTTGCAGAACACCCGGGACGTGCTGAGAAAGATGTGCGACGCCCTTTACCCTTGAGTTGCAAGACGGGCCCAGATCTCGTCCTTCTCGGTCTCAGACAATCGCTTGTGGCTATCAGGGTCATTCGCTTCACTGAAGCCGTCCAAAGCAGCCAGGTACTCGAAGACTGATAGGCCCATCACCTCTTGAGGCGACAGGCCTATAGCTATTCCGTTCCCGATGATGGCGGCAAATCTGAACTTGCCGTTCGGGAGCGGCGCTTCGGCCTTCCCTGACTTGCCGCCCCTGATTTTTTTCCGACTTCCTCCTCCGCGGAGCCGACGACCCCGGCGCCCAACACCTTCTGCGCTATGACGAGGTTCTCGAGTGGTCGGCGGCCTTCGACTTCTGTCTCCACCAGCTTCAGCGCCTCGCCCTGATCCACGCCGGCGCCGATAAGGCCCCACTTGATGGTTTCGGAAATGTCCTGAAGCCTCCAGCGGCCGGAGACGAGCCGGTCGAGTACGACATAAGGCCCGGCCTCACAGGCCTCCTGGATTTTCATCAACTCGCGCCAGGCGAGCTTGAACATGGTGCGCTTTCCATTGAAGGGCAGCTCGATAGAACCGTCGCGGCTCATCAGGGTGTGGCCGGCGTCGAGGTGCGGACCATCTTGCCGTCACTCTGCATCGAGACATTGCCGGTCACGCGGCGGCCATCCTGAGCGCCTGCCTCGAAGCTGGCGACATGAACCCGGCCCGTCCAGGTGATTGTCTTCGTTGGGAACTCCCACTCGACCTTCACCGGCACAGACTCGACATCCTCAGCGGCTTCAAGCCAGGTGTCGACACTCTCCTCAGCAAGCACGCCCTCGCCACTGATCGACATCGAGAGAGATGTTGCGTCACGTCCAAGCCAGTTTACGGCGTCAGGATTGTCGCAATCAGGGATGTTTACCTCTTCGAGGCCCTTGTTGATCGTCACTGTGCGCTGGCTGAAGCCGCACGGGGCCGCGTAGGCGATAGGGGATGCGGAATTTCCGAGGAGCACTCGGACCATGCCGCCACGGATGGTTGTCGGATCGGCCATGAGGGGATCTCCTGTTATGGCGTTGAAGGTTGTTCTGCGAAAGCTTCGAAGGTCAGGACCGCATGTGAGGTTTTGCCGTCCGGATCGCGGACGAAGCGGGTTTGCCGGTGCCTGAAATAAACGAGGGAGTTTGTCGAAATGCTCAGCTGAGGCGACTTGAGAGCGCGCCGCACTGCATCGCTAATTGCCTTCGCTTCGGGAAAGCCCACCTCGCGCGACCAAACATCGACATCAAGCGAGATCTCGAAGCCGTCGATGCAGTCGACATCGTCACTTGTCTCGTCTCCCTCCCCTACAGTCACATAAGGGAAGGCAGCATCCTCTGGCACGCTGTCGAAAACGCGGTCGGCGATTAGATCCATGACGGCAGCCGTCGCCTTCAGTCGCGACACAATCGCGATCTGCAGTTCTAACGATGGTGAGGCCATTACTTGCTCTTGACCTTCTTCACAGCCTTACGGACGGCCGCGGCCATGTTGCGCCGGATCTTCGGGCGCTCCTGGCGGTAGGTTGGGAAGATGTGCGGGCGTTTCGCCATATTGACAGTTCCGAACTCCAGGAAGCGCCAGATGTAGTCTGCGAAGACGCCGGTTGCGTTCGGGTCTTTGGTGTCGTTGTCGAGGCCTTTGCCGATGGCGCGCTGGTTCGGCCGGTCGGCCAATCGAGCGGCCTCGATGCTGGCTTGATACTTGCCAGTGCGAGGACCAGGCGCGCGAGGCTTGATCTTGTTTGCAAGCGTCTGGGCGCCCTTCATCTGGGCTTCGGCCAGTTCCTTTTCCGCCTCCGGCACGATGCCGTTGAGCAGCTGCATGGTCTTGGCTCTGCCGAGGAATGTCGCCTTCGTCTTCATCAGGCGGCAACCCCCGTCTGCACTTCGATATAGACCCAGTTTCGATCGGTGACAGCGTCGACGATCTTCACCGCGTAGGTCTGCCCCGTCCGAACGTCCCTCATGCGCCAGTCGCTCTCGATGGTCCGCGTCTGCGGATTGGATCGAACGTAGACGCCCACAACGTTCTTGCCTTCCAGCCTCTGGGCCACAACGCCTTCGGAACCGCCGCGTGAACGAAAAGCCGCCCAGTGCTTGAAGCGCTCCTCGAAGCTGCCCCGCCGATTACCGGCGCCGTCGTCGACCGTCGTCCTCTGGTCGATGGCGACGCGATGCTGCAGCTCTTGCGCCGTAGGAGGATTACTGAGCGCCATCGGCCGGTGCTTCGGTGCCGGTTTTGCCCTTACGAGCTGGTTCCGGCACTTCCTCTGCCGCGCCGGCGGCGATGGCCGCTTCGCCACACTCGCGCTTCACGGTCTCTTCCATCCCGGCGAGGTAACCGATCGTCGAGCGCTTGGTCGGCTTGTAGTCGAAGTCTTTGGTGAATTTCACGCGCATGTCATGCTCCTTTTCAGGCGATGGCGGGGGAGCGGAGGCGGTACAGCAGCGCCACCACAGGGTTCTTCGGGTCGCCGGTGCCGAGACCAGGCAGAAGGCCGCCGGTGTTTGCCTCGTCGAGCAAGCTCTGCACCACCAGCATGACCGCCGCAGAGACGCGGCCGGGAACGCTCGTTTCGTCCCAGCCGTGGTCCGGCTTTTTCAGATAGTCGACAACGGCGTCTTCCGCTTGCTTGATCTTTAGATCGATGTCGGGGATCCGCCCGTCTCCGTCGATCAGGTCGAGGCGCAGCGCGAGATTAACTTGAGCACGCGTGACCAAGGCCATGTTATGCCCCCTTTGCAGGCACGCCTACGCGCACCGGCTGCTGGGCTTTGGCTTCCTTTACCGCGCCGTCCTTGCCGTCCCGGCCACGCTTGACCGACAGGCGCCATTCATCGCTGCTGTCAGGCTTTGCACCGGTGTCCTTCTGGGCAATCCAAAGGCTGCCGCCCCAAGTGACCGCATCACCGGCCTTGTATTCGCTGCCTTCGCGATAGACGCCGCGGTCAATGACCACAGGCATGACGATCGGAAATTCCTTCACCACATCGCCGCGGGTGAACTTCAGCGTGACGGTCTTCTCGCCATCATATGCGACATCGAGATCATCGAAGCCGACCGCGTCCGCACCGGGCTTTCCCGGTTCGCCATCGTTGCCGACGACAGGACCCAGGTTCTTGGTCTCGCCATTGGTGAGCGTCACCACGAGTTCGCCATCACGATCGATAAGCGCGCCGGCAAGGCCAACGCCGTCTTTCCCATCGATACCGTCCCTGCCATCTTTTGCCACAGGAAGCTCGCTGACGCGCTTCTCAACCTCGGAGGCAATGAGAGGCGCGACATCTTCAACAGTCACGCTCTTGCCATCCTGTGGCGCTGGAATGGCTGCAACGGCCTCGTCGACAAGCTGTTTCAACTCGGTTGGTAGCCGCTTCTCCAGATCTTCGATGTCTTCGCGGATAGAAGACAGATCGGCATCAAGCTTAACCGTGACGATGGAAACAATCTTCTCGGGGTCCGCGTCTGTTCCATCCTTCGGCTGCGGCAGATCGTCGAAACGCTTCTCCAGCGTCGTGATGCGCTCCACGAGCGGGTCGATCTTCCCGGCAAGGTAATCCTTGACGACGCCGACGATCTCTTTGCCGAAGGCCGTGCCATCGAATGTCATCAGCGGAGTCCTTTGTAGATTTCGATCAGTGCTGCCCGGGCTTGCGCTTCGGCGGCATTGTCATTGGCGGGTTCGGCCGGCGCTGGTGGCTCAACAGGTGCGGCAGTGCCGAACGGGTCTGCCTGGGCATCCCGCCTGGCCAAAGCCTCGAGGCTAAAGTTCTGCTGCTGAAGCATCGGGCTTTCGCCTCCTGTCTTCGGCGGCAAGTCCAGCTTCTTGCGTTGCTCGTTCGGGGACATGATGCCCTTCGACTTGTCGAGCATTTCCATCTGCGTGACGCTGTCCATGCGGAGCAGATTGTCGGTATCGAACTCTGTCCCGAGATTTTCACCGGTGCCGAGACCTTCATCAAGGCAGAGCTCGATGGACTCCAGAAGCACCTGCAGGCACTGAGAATAATATTCTACATTCAGGCTCTGGACGTTGTTTGCCGTGGGCATCGGGCCTAGGCCGATCTTGTATGGCGGGACGTGATAGGTCGAGCAGACCACCTCACCCGACCACTTAAGCTGCTCGATGAGCTGCGAGTCGGTCGCTTTGGCCCTCATGGCCTCGTATTTCAAACCGTCACCAAGCACTGCTACCTTGCCAGCGTTCTGGCCGGAGAAGTTGGTGTCCCAGTATTCCTTGAGACGAGATGCTGTGTCGTCTCCTATCGCACCGGGTGCCGTCAGTACCCCACCAGGCCGCGCCCCGTTCTGAAAGAACAGAGTGCTGTCGTTCTGGACCGCAAGCCCCTGCATCGAAGCAAGGCCACCAGCGAAGATGGGCGAAAGGCCCACCAACGGGTGAAAGAAGCAGTTGAACCGATCGTGGATGATCTCCCGCGCCGGCACGGTGACGGACGACGGAAGCCCAGAAAGGTTGTCCGTGTTCAACTCATAGAACACGCTGCCATCATCGGAGACGAGAGGCGTCACATTCTGCCAGTCGAGCACATAAAGGCGCTGTACAACGCCGCGACCGTCGC